AGTCAAGCAGTTTAGATGCGGACCATTAGCTCAGTTGGTTAGAGCATCCGGCTCATAACCGGGCGGTCCGGGGTTCGAGTCCCTGATGGTCCACCAAAGGAGTATAATCCGAACTCTTTGTTCTTTTTTAAGAGCTTGTTTGGATATACAATAAAGTACCGAGTAGAGTAATCTACCCGGTACTTTATTTTTTATTAGGCTTTTATCTCACAGAAGCTCAAACATATAAATTCTTTTGCGTCTTTGATTTTACCCCACTTCGCGCCGGAGCGTAAATATGTTTTTTCAATTTCTAATTCTGCCCCGGTTTCAACTGTTCTTACGATAGGAGAGGCATACGTGGGTCGAACACGTACATTTACGTTTTCGGTAGTCACATATATAGTGCTTGTCTTTTCTGCCATACTATACACCCCTTACACTCTCTTAAGATATTTACCCGCGCACATCCAGTTGCCGCTTTCAAGCTGACACCAATTACCCTGTCGAGCGACAACGTAGAAGATTTCACCCCTTGAAAACTGACCGACTCGGCGATACCTTACAGAAGGTCCTTTTCTGACATATAACATTTTGCACGTCATAGTGTAAGCTGTGCCTCTGTGTGACGGAGCAGGTGACACAGACGCATTGTTCACATATGTTCCCTTGGTGTTCTGCACACCGCAAAACTCGGCAGGATTGATACGGGTAACTGTGCCTTGGCCGGTGCGAACCTCGTAATGAGTATGTGCGCCAAAGCTGTTGCCGGTATTACCCATTATGCCGACTACATCACCGGCAGATACCCTCTGGCCCTTACGCATAGAGATAGACGCAAGGTGCGCGTAAAAGTGCCGCTTGCCGGTTGAATCGGTTATAACAACAAGGTTGCCGTAGCTCTGTGTGCCTGTTTTGGTTTTGCCGTCCCAGACGGAAACCATTGATACTGCGCCGCCCTCTACCGCGTGGACAGTTCTATCATCGTCTCCGACTATGTCAATGCCGCCGTGTCCTCGCTTGGTGTTGACATTATATGAGTAAGGTTGAGTTACTCTATTACGTCCAGAGAAAAGCATTCCTGCCGCATATCCGCCTGTTTCTTCATTCTGTCTAACATCGTCTTCCGTGCCATATGTAAGCGCTCTCTTCGAGTCCGACAATCCCTCAGTTGTCGGGTCAACGAGTATTCCGAGCGCAGACAAGAAGTTGACGACGAGCATTAGGATACCCGTCAATGTATCCTCGCTCACCTTAGGTACGACATCGAACATTCCGAGTATCTGATACACGGTTGCTAAAATGAGTGTTGCCAACGATACAACGAAGGTCTTGTTTTTGAACCTCTGCTTTAAATTGATTTTCATAATTTTATACTCCTTTGTGATATTTTTCCAAATCATCAATTCGATGATTTATGACCTTAATGTCGCGCTCGATTACTGGAATACGCTGCGCGAAGTTATTGTGAAGTCTTACCTCACGTGTAAGTTCTTCAATTTTGGTATCTGTCACGGCCTGATTACGTTCAAGCTGTGCAGTCATTCTGCGAGAGGTGCTTATTGATGTTATAATCACGCCTAAGAGGGCAAGTCCGCCCGATATAAGCGCGACAGCTACCGCGTCACTCATTTGCTCCCTCGCTTTCGTCTGTAAGAACGGACTTAGCCGCCGAGCGCACCTGTGCGAGTGATGTCGCCGTGCTTAAACCCTCGGCAAGAGATGTTAAACCGTCCTTGTTTACTGTTTCTTCCTGCTCTGTGACCGCCATTACAGCGGCTTCTTCTTCCTCGGTCATATCTCTGTATATGCCGTTGTCATACATTCGCATAATTCAGTCCTCCTCAATAATCAATGCCGAGAATTATAAATCGACTTCCCGATTTCATTTTTTGAGTTCCACTGTGGACACCGAATTTAATCTCGCTCATCGGATGCGGATAATTTGGGTGCCTTTTTTGAAACGAGATATCTGAATTTACAGCAACATTGTTTCCGCTCAAGCCTTGAGCAAGTCCATTTGAGAATTGTTGAAGTAATGTGGCCGAATATGTGCTTTTAAAGCCGCTGTTTTCTGAGGTGCGCAAAAAAATTTCCGCTTCGAGCCAAAAAGCGCATTCTTTGTCAGCTGTAAGAGTGAATCCCTTATACATCAAATATTGATATCCGCCGTTTGTTCGTAGCGACAAAGCTGTGTTGTTCAAAGCATTATCGAATTTTCCTATAAACAAGAAAAACAGTTTACGCAAATCAAACGTATTGCCGTTGCTGTCTTGCGATATTGAATATGTACCGATGTCTTCAGTTATAGTCACATCGCTTATAATTCTGTATTTAGCCAATCCGTCTGCATAAGCTTTAACGACCTTGTTCTGCACCGGGTTTTCGCTTGTGTCCGACATTTCGCTGTCAACGGTCATTCGAATGTCGTTGATTCGAGCTTTTTTCGTGATACCGAGCTGCACCACCGGAAAAGTTTCTTCTCCCGTTAATGGGGTAGCACTATTGGGGAGTTCCGAAATCTTAGCCATTTTTATCGTCTCCTTTTAATTTTTCTATTTCTCTCTTTAAATTTGCGACTTCGTCCGACAGTTCCTGTACGGCTTTAGCGCAGAGTGAAATATAAGAGTATAAGTTAATAGACTTCCTGTCAGCACCTAATATCTCGTTCGGTGCTTCGTCAGCCATAATACCCAACGGAATGTGAGTGTCACTATCTTTCATCGAGTAGGTATAGAAGTGTAACTGATTAATCTTGGCAATAGCATTTATCTCATCAACGGAACGTATATCTTTCTTTTTGTCTCGGTCTGATGTGGTCTGCCACGCCGCAGCCGTGCAAGTTCCGCCTATTATAAGGTTGCCCGAGATATAGCCGCCATCTGCGGTAATCTGCTCAGCATTAATAATCGGAGCTTCATCTTCCCCAGCGCAAAACTGATGCCATATGCCCCACGTATACACCTTGCCGTCATAAGAAGCACTGCGCATAAACACGCGCCCTGTGTTCGTAATCTGTGGAAAATACGTTTGCACTAACCATTTTGTGTGGCCTATTTCTTCGACTCGGATAATCCCTGCTGTATTATATTTAGTGCCGTCATTCAGCTCCGGTAAATTAGAGATACTGCCTGCAACAACATTGCTCTCCATATGATAATAACCGGGCACGATGAGTTCGTTAGCATTTTCTCCGTATGTAAGAATAGTGGGTGCAGTCATTATGGGGTTACCTTTGGTGCTGCCATCTCCAAAAACAAACCCGTTAGGGGCTTCAAACGTGATTGGACGGTATTTATCAGCGTCGGGATGAGCGTTGTAGCCCCCCGACGAATTATCCGCCGGGCTGTTAATACCTATGTACCCAAGGTTCGTTACGCTTCCGTTTTCATCAAAACTCTCGAACGTTGCACCTAATACACTACCTCTTTGTCCGCTATCGCTGAATTGGATAGGGTTTAGAGACATTCTCAACGCTACATCCTTTTTCCCTGTCTCTTCATCAGGTGTAGGGTTGTACTTTTCGATTGTCACACCACCATTGTGTTGGAGTATCTGATTACCATCCGTATATAGTACATCTCGCTTACCGCTGTCAGTTACTTTGATTTTACCGTCGGATACATTAAGACCCTTACTGTCTATCAATACGCCGTTACGCGAGACCTCAGAGGGAGCACACGTCCAATTGTTAAGTGTTAACCCCTCCTCTAAAAGTATGCCGTCCAAATCGAAATAGGCTATACTATCGTCAGTAGAGGTTATACTGTTACAATGTGCGGCTATTAACAGATTACAGTAAGCCGTGCTATTCGGAGGGGTAATTGTGGTGTGTACTCTCTGCCACAAGGTGTTATTGCTATCCGTATAAGTCACAGGGTATAAAGACGTGCTCAGCACCTGTTTTTGCTCGTTGAGCCATTGCAGTTTAACAAGTATTTGTCCTGTAGCTGTGGCTGAGGACGATATAGTACCCGTTTTGTGAGTTTTGATACGGTAATAAAACGATAGACAATGTGTAGTAACGTTTATCGGAAAAGGACTACGGGTTGAATATCCGAACGCGCTGTCACTCACAACACTTAACTCACTCTTTTTGCCTAAAAAGGTATCAATGTGGGCTTTGCCGTTGTCAAATCCGGCACCCTCGCGGGGTGCTTCCCCCGAATGTCCGTCTACTCCGGCGAACGGGACAGGGTCATAGTTATCACCTAATCCACACTTTGCAAAGTTCCAATATGCGTTATGCTCATAGTCAACAGCTTCTCCCGCATCATTAAAAGTAACATCGTAGTACAATGCGTTAGCCTCAAAAGACGAGTCTAATACAAGGTTAGTTCCGCGTTCCGGCTGACCTATAGACATCTTGTCTGTAGTAATACTCTCCGCTCTTATCCATTCAGCTTGAATACCTATTGTATCTAACAGAGAGAATAGAGCGTTACCGTACTTGTCTGTCCCGGAGTTCCATACAGGCGAACCGTTGTTCCATCCGCTATACGTTGTGAAAGAGCCTGCTGCGTTCCTCATACATATGTACTGTGACTCTTCAAGAGTTTTTGCGTCGTGCCAATAGTACGTTATTGCGCCTGTATCGTCTGTCACTTCCGTGTGAAACAATCCTAACGACATTGCGGCCGCGTTGTTGAGGTAATCCGTAGCTTTCTCCTGTGTAGAGAGGTCATAAGCGGTTTTATCTATCTGTTTCTGCTGTTTCTTGACTATTAGTTTCTGTTGAGACGTAAGGCTACCTTGGGCGGCGTAACCGCCACGTGCCTGTGTTTCCCCTTTAGCAGATATATCGGTAGCACCGTTCAGCGTATAATTAACATTAGTTAATATAGTAGTTACGCTCTTGCTCTCGCTGTAATCCTCGGTGGTTAGCTTAACTCCGTCCTCAGTCGTCAGAACCACGTCAGACTCTGTGTCTATGGTGTCTCCGTCCGGTACTTTGGTTTGGAAAGCAACGACGTCCATAGGGTACAGATATGGAGCGGATTTTATCTTAGCTGAAAAAGGACGATAGGTAAGACCTACTCGCTGTGACAGACCGCTTGCGACCGGCTCACCATTCGATATTAGACTGTTATCGGATATAGCAATGGCGTAATCATCTGTAAAAGGTGACGTTTTGTATACCTCGTTGTCGGTTACGTCAACTTCAATACCCGACAGAGTTATATCATTCTCTGCTACGTCACTACTGTAACGTATAGAGGGGGTTATAGTTATGTCGGATTGATTGTTGTACCACTCAAGCCTAAGCTTACCGTCCCAGTCCATATAACCGCAAGTGCCGGTAATCTCGCATATCCACTTTAATATCTGTCGATATGTCAAGTTCTCATCAGTAGGCTTCTCTGTAACTATATAATCGGAGTTTAGCAGAGTGCTCGGAGTAGTAGCTAAAGATACCGCGCATTTGTTGCACAACCTAACGAGCAGCTCCGCTATGGTGGGAGCATTATAGAACAGCTCCGCTAAATCTGCGTCAGATACGGTTCGGTCAAAGTGCGCCATTCTGTCAAGGCTCGTTATAGATATGGTGTTCAAGGCTCGGGGAGGTGCGTCCACTATGAACACACCTAAAGGCACATAGTGCATATCCGCTGTGCTATCGTCCCAATCCTTAATTCCAATCTTGACAACAAGCTCCGCTCCCTCAAAGACCACATTGTCAAATCGACCGTCTTTGTTTTCGAGCGTAATATCGCACTCTGCTGAGACTACAGAGCCTATTTCAATCTTATCTCCTGTAACAGAGTACCTATCTACCGAAAACCCGCCGTTCGTGATGTCAGAGGACGAAAGGGTAAAAGATTCACCGCTGATTGGCTTTACTTGTATATCGACAGTCTGCTTTTTACCGCTGTTGAAAAGTTGAATAACCTCTTGCGAAACCTTATACATCCTCTCTCATCCCTTCCTCGCAACTAAATTAAAAGATACGTTCTGCCAAAGCCCCAAACGGGTGTTATATAGCGGCGCGGTACGGTCTCCGACGTAAAACACTTTAGTTATGTAGTCGCCCGCCATTGCGTCCAGATAGCATACGGTAATGTATTCGGGGTTAAACATCTTAAGAATAGCAGATACTTCTTGTGTCGATATGTTATTCCACGACAGCTCTATTCCTACAGTTTGTCCTATACGATTCTTGTGCATTACCGTATCTTCTGTTCGCCCTGCGTCGGAAGCTGACACGTCAGCCAGCTTCCACTGATAAGAGGAGGGACAACGACAAGTTTTGCCGTCTACACTTTTAATAGGGTTAAATTCCATACGTTGTACCTCCTTATCCTACAGGGACGGTAACTTTACCGTCTCGACGGTTCTTACGGTTCAGACCGTCAACAACATCGCCTGCTGTAATAACAGCCCTTACGGTTTGGTCTTTCTCAAGTAAACGTCTAAGCAAGTTGTTCTGTTCACGAAGAAGCGCGTTTTGTTCGCTGTTAGCGTCCGAAACGCCTTGTGCGATACCGCTGACAATCTGTTCATTGTTTGCGACGGATGTCTTATTGCCTATTGTACCGACCATTTCCGGCCCGGCTTCACGAGCTATGAACATCTGACCGTTATCAACAAAACCACCTTTTGCATACGCTTTAAGGGAAAGACTGACATATCCGCTTGCAGATACATCAACGTTACCGTGGAGTGTTGGGAAAGACGCGCCCTTGAAGCCGCTTGATATACCTCTGGCGAACTCCCTGCCGTAATCTTTACCGAGAGACGAAGCATCACGTGACGAAACATTATCGCTCAAGAGGCGTCTCATCGTATTACTAAGAGAACTCATTTCGCCCTTAATACCGTCCACAAGACCTGTCACAAGCTTTTTACCGACTTCTTTAAGGTTCGCATACACACCTTGTGCCAACTGTATGTTTGAATTTTGACCTGTTAACGCTTCAAGTCTTGAGAACAAGTTGTTATAAGCAGTAAGAAGAGCTATAGCTGTGGTTAATTCGGGATTAGCAAGTTGAAGCTTTTTGTTCAAATTAGATGCCTGTGTATACTGCTTGTCGGCGTTATCAGCAAACCTCTGTATAGGGTCACCCGTGAATAAGTTGACAATGTTACCCACAACATTGCTAAGTCCTGCTATGGCACTATCGGCAGCATAAGATGCAGCCATTGACGCAAACTGACCCATAAAGTCTTTAAAATTGCTCATATCGGTAGTAAGACTCGGCAATACGCTGTTAACTCGCTCAAATGCAGGGTACAGTTCAACGCTTATTTGGTCTGCAACAACAACCAAACTGGCAATGAAATCAACAAATGCGGCAGCGAGTAACACCAACATAGCGGTGCCAAGACCTACCGCGACGGGAAGCGCGCCTGCTGAGGCTACCGTTATTGCTCCGAGAGCTGCCGTTGCAACACCTACGGCCAACAATAAAAGAGTACCTCTCTCAAGAGCCGTTGTAACCGTTTCGCCGTTGTCAAGTACGGGCTGCCACACTATCCCTATTTGGTTGAGGCCATAACCTACCGCCCAAATAGCGGCGACAAATAACAAAACAGCGGCGTCGAGTTCCAAAAGAGCTAACAGTCCTACGCCTAAAGTAGCCACTCCTCCGAGCCCAGTATTTCCGAGAGCTGCTACTGCAACTCCTACCGCTAACAATAGAGCCGTGCCGAGCCCTAACGCAGTTAAGACTGTAGAACCGTTGTCAAGTACGGGCTGCCACGCCTCACCGACTTGCTGCAGCATAAGCCCTAAGCCCCATATAGCACCGACAATTAGCCCTGCTGCTACTGCTACTTCGGCTATTACTACCAAACCCAAGCCGAGGTTCTTAACAAGGGTAGTCAGCTTAGAGGTCAACGCGGACGTTGAAGTGCTAACAGACTCGGTAGCAGATTTAACTTCATCAAGTTTCTCTGTTGTTTTAGTTAAGTCGGTTGCATCTTTCGCCTTATTGAACGCGCCAAGAGCGGTTGCTAAACCTGCTAACACATATACAGCGTTTGTTGCGAGAGAAACCTTATCTACGCCGCTCCAATCGCCGGACTTAATTGCCTCCCAATTCTCACTTAACTCTGAGATAATGCCGGTAAGACCTACGAGAGCACCACTTGCTCCTGCCAAAGCCATATTTTTAGTTGCGGCTCCTATAGCGATACCGACATCACCTAAGCCGCGTATAGCAGTACACGCGCTGTCAATGTCGTTTTCGGTATCTTCATCGGATAAACCTTTTACACCGTTAATAATTTCGGTTATACCTTGAATCGCTTTAAGCGGAGCGGCTATCTCAGTTTTACCGAGCACTATAAGCACATCACCTATGGAACCTGCAAACTCGCCGAGCACACCTGATACATTAGACCAGTTAGCCCCGTTATCCTCTATGTCCTTGATGTACTGTCTCAACTTATCCAAGTCAGAAAAGAAAGCTGCTGCTCCGAAAATTGACCAATTCAAGGAAAGACTTTTGACACCGCCTAAAGCTTTCTGGAGCCAACTGATACCGTCTATTAGTTTTTTGGATATTGCCATAGCAGCAAAACCGGCACTTATCGCCGTTACATAAGACAATATTTCCTTGAGCTTTTTCTTTTTGTCATCAAGGTCGGTACTGTCAAGACCTGATAAAAAGTCGTAGTCGTATTTCCCTAAATCAAGCCCGAAATCGGAGGCGTAACCGTTACCTGTTCCGGTTGTGCCTGCCGTGGGAGAAGATGCCGAATTATCGGTGAGAGCGTTAATCTCATCAATGCCTAATATGGTCTTTTTTAACTCTTTAGCCCTTTCGGTCGCTTTTCCTAAACTGTCAGAAACTTTATCAAAAGGTTTGGGGTCTATCGTTGTGTTTGAAACATCATCGAGCTCCGCTTTAGGTACGTCATACCCTTTAGCAGTAGCAAAAGCCTCCGCCACCTCTCTAATAATTTGAACAAGAGCCTGAAACCAAGGAATAACCTCAACGGCAACCAAACTCACAACTTGTCCCATTGCTCGTTTCGCCTGCGTCCACTGAGCGTTTAAGATCCTCAGTGCGTTAGCAGGGGTGGCTATGGTTCTTGCCATATCTCCTTGAGCTTTTGACGTTTGCTCCATAATCGTTATATATCTTAGCGTTGCCTTTTGAGCTTCGGTCATCTTTGACGTAGCGAGGTCTATGCCGTGAGCAAGAGCCGTTTCTTTTAACTGAGCAACAGATACGTTAATACCCCATACTTTAAGCCCCTTAATCTGTCCTGACATACCACTCTGGAGTTTCTGAAAGGCGGTCTCTGCATCGACATCCCAAAGAGACGATAAGTCGAACGCTAACTGTGTTAAATTTTTGCTCATCCTTTCGGAAGCATCGGAAGCAAGACCGTACCCGTCGGCTAATTGGTAAAACGCGCCTTGATATGTCATCCATTCCTTTACATCGATACCCATAATATCCGACACACTTTTTGCGTATTTTTCAGCGGCATCAGAGCAACCGTTCATAGCAACCCTGAAAAGGTTGAGCGCTTCGACGTAATCGTTATTCTCATTAAACCAACCGCCAAACACTTTTACTATTTTGCGAAAAGACGCTGTTGTACTATGCAACTTACCTTTAAGATTTGAGAAACTCGAACTTATTGTGTTTGTAGAGGTTGAGCAAGTCTTAGACACGCCTTGAAATTTTGAAAGAGTCTTCTGTAAATCGGTTAAACCGTTGGTGGCTGTTTTTGTGTCAGCCTCCACTTTAATAGTTAGAGTATCAATAACATTATCATTCACTGTTTTCAACCTCCCTTCTTTGAGCGTTTAAAGAAGCATTAAACATACTTGCAAAAGCGGCTGTTTTTGCTTTCATCTTTTCGTACTCTGCTTTTTCCTTTTCTACACGTCTACGCTCGGCTTCCTCTTTGGTTATTGCATACGGCTGTGTAGGGTAGGGGAGAGGCTTTGTACCTTTTTTTGCAAAAGCATTAAGTATGGGCGATACGTCACAAAAAGCTTCGTATATGTACATACCTTGTAGCCATAACTGCTCGTTGTTCCTATCTCTCTGTAGTTTAAAGGCTTCACGATAATATTTAACCAAGCAGCAATCTTCATTCCAGTACTGGTCATAGGTCATCCCTATTGACAGATAGAACGGTAAGTAAAGATAAAACTGCTCCGTATATGAAACAAGGGGAGCAGAGTCGTTTTCAGACTCGCCCCCCTTATTGGGAGACGGGCTACTTACCAGCTCGGCTCCCAGTTCAAGTTTCCCTCGGAGTCTTCCGTATCGCCTAACATAGCAATGATAGGCTCGTTGTACATTTCAGCGAGTTTATTGATAAGCTCGTCCTTGTTTGTCAACTTCGTGAATATCTCATTGATGACTTCGGGTTTTACGAATTTGTGGTGCGCGAGAAACGCTCCCGCGAACAATGCAGGAAGAGTGGTTACGGGTTTATCCTGAATATCAGATATTTTGAAACCTCTCCTCTCCATCAGCTCAATGGATTTGCGAGTATATTCCAACGTATACTCCTTGTCGTTGTATTTAATACATAACTGTTTTGCCATTGTGTCTCCTCCTCACATCAACCTGCTGCGTTAGGACTTATTACAGTTGACGGAGCTATAGAAACCGTCATACTTACGACTTCGTTAGTACCGCCACCGGTGATATATACAGACAAATCACCTTTGAAATCGTACTTACCGTCTGAGCCGGTGGGGGTGGCTTTGCCTGCCGTTTCTGTTCCGCCAAACCACACGGAGTAGTCAGTCTCAATACCGCTCAACTTAGAGAGTTTGTCGTAATCTTCCTTAGTGTAATTAGCGGTAAATTCAAGCGCATCCTGCGACTGAATACCCTTAATGTATGTCTGTGCAGGGTCGGAACAGGTCGTTGTTTCGAGCATTTCCGGAGCACCGCCGAGGTCGGGGAACTCTTTAATATCAATAAGTTTTTCGTATGTATCTCCGGTAGTTCCTTTCTTCATAAGGAAAACCTTATACGTTGAGATAGCCATTTATTTTACCTCCTGTAAATTATGTCAGTCCTTGACACCACCGCGGTGTATCGTGCAAAAATACGGTATTTGGTGGCGTCGTCTAAATTGATTGGGGTTTTCGTATTTCGGGTAAACCCTAACCCGAGCATTACTTTATCTACAGCGGCTATAATAGCTTTGCACTCGCTTTTTCTTCTCGCCGCTTTATTGGAATAAGCGTTAACTTCAAACACTACAACAGCGTGGTTTTCATTGCTGTCTGTATCTCTTGTAGAAACATACGAATAGTTGTCTGTCTCTTCAATACACACAAACGGAAATTTAGAGGGGCTGTAATTTGTAACACTTTCCACAGAGATGTTCGGAAACTGTTCTGTCAACGCGGTTTTAACATTTGTGAAAACTTCATTCTCGATGTCTATCACTTTCCGAACACCTCCCGTGCTTTGTTTACAATTTGATTACGCATTTCTTTAGCGGAGTCGTACATTGCACGAGCAGGGGGATTGCCGTGAGTAAGAACTAACGTCCCTTTGTCTGTGTCTTTCCTCTCACGCCCGTTTGTGCCGGGAGAGCCATAATATCCCCACGTATCGCTGGAGCCTTTACCTTGCCCGTATTCTCCTCTGACAGCGCCGAGCTCGGCAGCTTTCGGGTGCTGCTCTGCGTAATGTACGCCCGTACCAAACTCTATAAAAGTAATGGTTTTGCCGGTCGCCGTCAGAAACAGCTTGTTATCTCCGACCCACTCAGGCTGGCGATTAACAACCACATCGTTATCACCGTCGTACTGTGCTGTTTGGAATTTGACGCTCGCAACGTCAACGCCTATCTTGAAAAGCTCGTTTAAAAGGCGATGTTGCTTTTCTTCGAGAGATTTTTGATAGGCTTTTAGCTTGTTTATTAAACTGTCAGCCCCTATTACCTTAATAACCATTACGACACGTCCACCTTGCTAATAGCTATAGACATACTGTTTAAAGAAGTAGCTACTTTTTTAACGATGTAATCGTAATTTCCGGGAGTTTTAGCGTCTTCTGTTAACAGCACTTTACCGTTCTCGCTGTCTATTAGCTTGTCTCTTTCGGTTTTGAGTGCTCTATTCTCAAAATCGGGTAAAACATCAACCCATAAGATGGAATTTTCATTGATAGGTAATCGCTTTGTTGTAACAATGACACGGTCATACGTTATAGATGTGCCAAATTGTTCGATCTGTGTTTCACCCTGCGCGGCGGAAATGTTCGCTTTGGCGCGTAGCGGAGGGGTATATATGATTTCATATTCTCCCGTCTCATATCCGCTGTCGTCCACCACCGGCTTTTTACCTGCGTAATTGGAATAGTAAAATGTCCGTTTGTTTCTTTGAAGTGATTTCATACGCCATCACCGCCGAAACTAAAAGGCTTTGCGACAGGCATAACACCGTCTAACATACTGCTCGGTACGCTCGCACTTTCATATGATCGAGAGATACCGTTTTCGCTATGAGCTGTCTCGCCCTCTGCACCACGTTTGTTAATGAGATAACACGCTATTTCCACTTGTAATGCCTGATATTTCTCGGGCACTTCTGTTTTATCGGTATGAAACGGATAGCGTTTCTCCATAATTTTGCGCCCGGCTAAATACAGATAGGCAGACAAAGTCTCGTCAGACACATCCTCTTCGTCTGTATCTATCATTGCTTTTAACAGCGAGAGTTTCTGTTCTTCGGTCATTTGTCTGCCTCCTTTGATTATTAACCGCCAACAGCGGAAGTAGTGGTGTTAATAGAACCACCGGCAACATAAACGCTACGGCTGTATTTCGGTGCCTCAAACGTGGTAGAAATACCCGTAAATTTACCGTGATACCACTCCGGGCCGTGGTCAAGACCCATCTGACCGAATATCTGATATTTCTCACCTGCACCAACCTTTGAGAGAGGTTCAAGGAAGAAATTGCCCTTATCCGGAACAGGCTGTCCGACAGGTGCTATTACATCAAGGTCAAGAAGAAGAGCAGTACCTGCCGGTAAACACTCACCGAGGTAGAGATACACAACGCCGATGGGTGTTAAAACGCTTGAAAGAGATATACCGTTAACTTCACGCGCCGCAGGAACGACAGTAAGTCCGTTCTGTACCGCGTCAGCGTTAATCTGGAACATCGTTACAGCGTCACACCAGAGACAAAGTCCGGTAGTAGGAGCATTGCTCTCGTATACTTTCTTAACCATATCAGCAACATCCCACAGACCGAGTGGCTTTTTGGCCATTGCCTTAACGTTAGTGGTTATAGCGGTAACGAGACCTCTTGTCTTATTAAATGTCGCGTCGGATGTGGCCTTGCTGTATGCACCGTTGACGAATGTATACTCAAGGTCGCGTGCTATTTTCTGCATCTTTGCAGCTACCTGAAAGTCAAGCTCGTTAATGGGGTTTGCAACCTGATTAGCGATGTTAGCACCTGCAAGAGTTCCCATATTGGACTGCTTAGCGTAAGATATGCCTACCGTCTCCTGAAAAATCTGTGTGACGTTAGTCATCTGTGTACGTGTTACGACGCTTGCATCGGGAGCAGTAAGCGACGCGGTTTCGCTTATTTCCGGCTGTGTGCCGCCCGCAGTTTCGTAGTTCTGACCTACAACAAACTCGGTGCTGTTGGTAGTTTTCATCTTTCCGCCGATAAGCGATGACAAAGGTGTTCTTGTATTACCTTTGTTGAATAACATTCCGGAGTAATTCAACACCCCGAAACTTGTAGCAATAGTGTCTGCCATTTTTAACGTTCTCCTTTAATTAGTTTTTTCTTGTTCCCGGAGACGCATATAATAAGCAACCGCCCCGAAATCCCCACGAGACTGAGCATCTTCAATCATTGCGGTGTAATCCTTTTTCTGTTCTCCGCTCTGTCCGGGAGGGGGTGTAGGGGTTTCTTTCATTAGCGAAGCTTTATATGCTTTATCGTGCGTTTCAAGGAACTTTTTTTGATTTGCAAAAACCTTGTCAGTCTCACCGTTGGCGAGAGCCTGAGCGGTCTCCTTAGCTAACGCTTCTTCATACCCTAAAGCGAGGAAGCGGGCGGTATGCCCTGTCACAAGCTTTTCTTTCTCCATTTCCTCCACTTTCGAGCGCAACGTTGTTAATTCGTCCTCTCGTTCCTGTTTGCTTCTTTCATCGTCTGAGAGCTGAGTCTGATACTTTTTCTTCCAGCTTGCAGCTTCTGAATTGGCTTTGCTGACAGCATTCTTGTATCTCTCGAGCTCTGAATTGCTATCAGGAAGCTCATAGTTTTCCAAGGCTGACAACTTTTGTTCCACAGTCATACTCTCGTAGCCTTCAATGTTTCCTGTTTCGATTTTTGGCATTTTAATCCTCCTGCGTTTTTGTAATGCTTCACTGCATTTCTAAATTCCGTTTTTGAGTTGGGTTTTCTCCCAATTGCGTTTTTACAAGTTCCCTCTTGTGAAATAAAAAAAGGACTATGAGAATATCTCATAGTCCCTGTTGACTGTTCCTACGCAACCGTTTATGCGTATCTACAATATTGACTTGTGTTTGGCTTTACGTTGTATCTCCACGATGACAATGTAACCTTTTTCTTTTTTTAACTCTACAGTATTACCTTTTTTTAATATTTTTTCAATTTCTTCGGTAGCTTTCTGGGGTAACTCCATATCAAACCTCCTCGTACTCACAACGACAATTTAAATGCGGTTTAGGGGGCACTTGCTCAATATCATAAATATGCCCATTGCGATGTTTACAAATGGTACAAGTCTTATTGTCCTTTTCGGCTTTCCATCTGACTGCGTCTATACCCATATCTCGATAAGCCGTCAAAACCACCTGATCCGTAACTCTAACAGCATACGCCGTCAGCATAAAAGACAAATAACGTAAAGCAGCGTCTATTTCCTCATTCTTTTTAGGGCTGGCTATCAGAGCCTCAGCTAATCGGTCTCTTTTTCTCTCAAATTCATTAGCATAAACATATTTACTTACTTCGTCATATTCAAGAAGAAAACTCTCAAGCCACGCGTAGTTATACGGGCAGGTTCTTTTGGTTACCTTTTTGTACACCGCCTGCATTAGTTGTAAAAACATCTGTCTTACATAAAGGTCTATCTTAGAATAAACAGCTTTAGTAGCAGACATCACATTTAACTCATCATAAGAGAGCAAGCTTTTAAGCTTTGAGAAATCGCGTATCAACTCTTTCCGAATGTTTTCGATAACTATATCGGTCAGTTCGTACATACTTCATACCTCGCGTTAAGTGGCTGATGTATCGTCGGGCGATTGATTGCTCTGCTCAGTAACAGCAGCAGACTTAGCCTTTGCCGTTTCATACTCCGCAGCTTTTTCAAGCTCTTGTAATTGTTTAGCTTTGTTTGCCTCGGCGTACTCGGCACTTATCGTGTATGCAAGGTCGGGGTCAATAAACATACCGCTATGCTCAAAAGCCAATTTCGGGTGAATCTTATCATTGGCAAGCATAGTAGTTAATACCTGCGACTTCTCCTGTATGTTCTCATAATTACGCCTTGTAAATCGTATTTGAATGGAATACAATTTCAAATTCATATCACGAGTGGTGTTTGATATACGAATAGCGAGGCGCAAGAACCGCTTTTCGGACATCGTGAACATCAGCTCTGTATCTTTAGCTCTTGCTTCGGCAGCCTGCCAACCGTCGCGCATTATAACCGCTGAGCCGGTATCGCTTGTTGAGCTGCCACCGTTGCGATTAGGCATACCACATATTGTAAGTACGGTTTGGTACATATAATCTACAAGAGTCTGTGTCTGCGTTTGGTTAAGCTCTTGTGTAAGATAATAAGCGTCACCATCAGGAGGGCAGGCGAGCCCGCCGTTCTCGCGCAGCTCTTTAAACTCAGGAGCCTCAAGGTCAATACCTTTTAACACCAGTAACGCCTGTATAAACTGTTCAACACCGTCAATACGGTTTGAAGCTATAACATTCATTGCGTCCAGTAGGGGAAGTACAATTTCAAAAGCGCCGAGTCTAAAAGAATTAGCAGGGTATTCTATAATCGGAATATCACCGAGAGTGTGATTCTCCGCCCTCGTTATCGTTTTATAATTATTACTGCTGTTCTGACTGAATACTCCGGGCTGTGATACCTCGAAATACTGATTTTTGGTATAAATCGAAAATACAATGCTTCCGTTTTTCTTGATAACATACTTAACACCCATCATCGGCTTGTTACCTAAACCGCTGTGATATACAACAAAAGCATTGCGTGGGTCGAGCGTATAAATTTCAAAGGGTGATTCGTCCGCTTCGTCTTTGGGGTCAGGCAAAATCATACGGTAAGATGTCCCGCATATTGTAAACCAGTCCGCGAGCTCTTTATCCTTAGCCGCCTTGTCTTCTGCAAAAACAAAGTCATTCAGAGTGTTAAGCTCATCGGCGTTTACTCGTCCACGGCCTACATACTGAACGGGTTCTCCCATAAGATAACCCACTTTAAAAGACACAATCTCATTTGCTCTGTTTTCTACTATACGGTTACATATCTCCGGACGAACATCTTTCTGTCTCTTGAGGATAGGCTGGTCGCCACGATAATACTTATACAGATAATCTATTTCGGAGCGGTTTACAGAATGAATGAGCATAGCGTCATTCAGAACCTCCAAAACATTATCTTGCGTTATTTCGTCTTCGTCTGTATATATGACTTTTCGACCAAGTAAAGTATCCGTTTCGTGCACCACCTTATACCTCTTTGTGTAAATTATACATTAAATTTTTAAAATTTCAGGAAATATTACAAAATATTACGCCAAGGCTAAAACAGGCGCTTAAACACTTGTGTGCGCATCGTAGAACCTCGTACCATATCCATAGCCATAGCAAGACTTTCAGGCGCGTCGTCGTTCTTGTTTTTTGCGAACATTTTGTAAGAGAAAACGTTCTGCATAAACAAACTGTACGCCTTACTGCGTTTGCCGGACTCTCTAAAAATCATATTCTCACGTATATCGGGAGCTTTATCAAATATACGTTGGTACTTAGCCTTATCGGACGGAGCGGCTTTAGTCGTAAGGTTTATTCTGCGGTTTTGCTTTTTAAGCTCATCTTGCACACCGTCCTTATAAGCCTCGGTAGATTTGTTCGCCTCAATCTGCATCGCCACTACGTTGTATTTGATAACAGCCTGCGCCAGCAATGGCTGTGTTATTCTCTTATCTCCGCTATCATAGACAACATCGTGTACATAAATGTCGTCCCCATATTGAAAGCACACGGGGGAAGCTACAAAGTCACCGCCACCGAAAGCAGGGTCTACGGCCATAAACACCCTATCAGGTTCTTCGTCAGGTAAAACACCGTTGTAGTAACGAAATTCTCCCGGCGAAAATAACGCGCCGTCTCGCTCTATAGGTTCTCCCATATACTGAGCCTGCCACGATGCCATATCGTTATTACGCTCGAATGAAGCGCGACGCATACGATAATACTCAGTAGAGAAACCTACGGAATAATCATAGTCGAACTGACTCTCATCATCTTCATCAAGAGCCGAGAGGTTGATTATCTCATAACGACGATTCTTAAACCGTTCGTCATTTTCTAAAAGTTCCATTCGCAGACCGGCAGGGTCAACCATAGACCACCGTGTACCGCACCAAAGAATTTTGGCTTTTTCTTTTGCACGGGGCAACAGGTTATTATCCACCTTGCTCCACGCAGAAACAAGGCGGTCTTTATTAAGTGCTTCCTCAATACCGCCGATAAGGTCATCGGAAATTTCAAAACCGTTGCAGTCACAAGCACCGTTCAATGTTCCGTATAGCGACCGGCAAGTCAGCGAGGGGTACCGTTTTCTTCGGTCAATGTTAATTGTCTCATCCTGCGAATTGGTCTGAACGACCTTAGCATTCGGAAAAACATCGTGCCACAGATAGGTTACAGGGTCATTTATGATTTCCAAAACGCCGTTGTAGAATGCTTTGGTAATGGTATCGGAATATGCCGAATACAGGTTAGACGCTTCGCTCTTTCTGCCGATAAGCCAAGTAACAAAGAACATCAAAATGGTTGTCTTGCCAACACGAGGGGGCATAGATATAAATAATTCGTCCAACTCGTCATTGGCAAGTTTTTGCAAAGCATCGACTACCCGTTTGAGAACTCTACGCCGTGGCTGATAAAACCGTTCCTTCGGCTTACGATTTATTTCAAGATAGAGAAGATAAGAGTCAAAAAAGTGTGGTGCATCAAAGAGCAATGTCTTTTTGTACAGTTCAAAGAAACCCTCAACATTTTTTCTGTACTTTATTGCTATCGAGATTCTCTTCCTCAATGCCTCATTGGTTGAATGTGCAAGTGCAAAATCCTCCTGCTCAATGTTTCGGCAAAGTGAGAACAAATCCTCATAGGCGGTGATGTCCGTAGGTGCCTTTTTTATTTTCTGAAAAATTTTCGCAATCAGTAACTTATTCATAATTATTCATCACACCCTAACTGCTGAAATACCTTTTTAATCTTCGGATATTGAATAGCAATCCAGTCAACCATTTCTTCATTTTTTTGCCCAGCAGTCAACCCCATTACTGCTTGAAGTTAATCCACTCTCGTTAAGAAAGGCGTGTATAATTTCGTGACGAAGTGTTAGCCGCTCTTGCGCTTTTAGGTCTTCTTCTCGTTCATTTGACCAACCGTCACAAGTAAGCAAATCACCCACCACGATTTTTCGCTCTATATGAGAACAATATCCGAATAAACCTTTAAGAGCGACATCTTCTTGATACGAGACACCCGTATGTACGCTGTACGTTGTTCCTAAAATACTTACTTTTCGCATTATTACCTCCAAAAAATAAAGGGACTACCTCAAATGAGATAGTCCCTGTTGACTGTTTACGCACACCCGTTTGTGTACGCCTTATTCAATTAGCTACATTTAATGAACTTACAATTGTTCAATATGAGATCTCCATAGCTACCACCATCAACCTCGCCAATCACGGTGATTTTGTCACCCTCGTTAAACATTTTTTTCAATTCAGCCGCTTTTATATTGTCTTTTATGTTAGGGGCAGTTAGCTTACACTTTGCCAAATACTCACCTGTCACTTCGCTTTTTATCACTAAACCGGAATAAGGGCCTTCCAAGTCATCGCTGCTGTACCCGACAACACACGTAAAGCTAACAATTTTTCCCTCATATTTCCTACCCTGAGAGGACGCTGTAGAATGGGAAGTAAGCTCTGACACGTCCCCGAAAGTATAATCTATATCACCCTGCTCGATGCGAGACTCAATCGTCTGCCTATGTTCTTTAACCGACTTTTCCTGTGGAATAGTAAGTATCGGTATAACGACAAACACGCCGACAAACGCCAAAATAGTACCTATTATTTTATAATACCAACCATCGAAAATAAAATAAACAGGTCTGCTCATTGCTATACCTCCTTTGTGAGAATGGGTTCGTGAACTCCTTTTACCCTATTATACCAAGTGCTTTTACTTATGCCAAGTGCATTACACGCATCTATTACAGAAATATGACCCTCTTTTTGTTTTTGCAAATACATTTCAAAATCGGGTACTTCAATGACTTTTCTTCCGTCCGTTCTTTTACCGTGAGCCTTTGCTATCGCCTTGCCGGTCGCAAGTCGTTCAATAATTTGATCGTGTTCAAATTCAGCAAAAGCAAGAAGCATTGTTACCATTAGTCTGCCCATAGGTGTATCATCAGCACGCCCCATATTCAGAATTTCGATTATTATACCCTTTTCGTGTAACTGCTTAATTAAAGCAACTCCTTCAGTAGCACTGCGAGAGAATCTATCCAATTTGGTAACCATTAGCGTATCGCCTTTTTGTATTTTGCTGATTATTTTTGCAAGCTCAGGACGGTCGGTCGTTATTCCTGTGTATGCTTCTGAATAAATTTCCGAGCACCCTCGGTCAGCTAAGGCTTTGTGTTGAGCTTCAAGACTATTGCCGTCTCTCGCTTGACCTATTGAACTAACTCGTGCATAACCGTAAATCAATCTATTCACCTCTCGTTAGGAACAACACGATAACCGATTTTGTTATACCACTTTTGATATTTGTCTAAGTATCTATGAAATCTTGGCATATCGTCTTTCCAAATAGATTTAAGTTTTGTCCGAAATTCCCTACAAGAAAGTTCGCTCTGTTGCAAGAACAATAATCTTGTATCTTCATCTCGGCTCTCTCTTGCTTCTTTTAAAAGCAATGATTTAATTGCAGTCTTATCTATCTTACTCAAGAAGTCCTTATTACGTCTCTGCTTTTCGGTAATCACATTAACAAGTTCATCGTCCGAGATAAAAGAATAATAACCTTGTTTGCGGATAGAAGGTAACACTTCGTGAGTTACCCAACGGCGAAACGGTTTTGCCTTATTAGAACGAGAACGAATGATAACTGTATATAACCCGGATTCGGTTATAAACCAAGTATCGCCCTCCAACCTGCGTAAGTTGAATTTACGCACCTCGTCATCGTCAAGACTTTTTGCAACCATTCTCGGATTTGATAAATCAAAGATTTTGCACACATCAATCAGAGCAAACCAAATTGTAACCCCGTCCGTGATAGTTCTTACGGGTGCGGCCTCATATTTAAACGCAAGTTGCAATTCGTTCATTTTATATTCTCCTTGATAATATTGGGTAGTTGAGGTAGTCAATATCGGCTTTTCTCCAAGACTCTTGTTATATATGCGCATATATAAGAGAAGTTATATGGAAAAGTCTGAAATAAACTACCTAAACTACCCTTATTCAACTTCGTAACCGCCCTTCGGTGTTGAAGTTTCCCTCGGGACGAGCATTATCTTGTAGTCAAGAACTCGTAACATTTCAGAAAGCTTAACAATACTGATATTGCTTTGTCCTAAGCGTTCGCTAATAACGTTTGGCTTGCGATTTAGTCGGTCTGCCATTTTGTTTACTCCAATGTTTTGTTCTTTCATAATTTCACGGACTGCTTCAACTGTTTTCATAAGCAACCTCCTTTATGGGTAGCATAACACAGATATTTCTGCTTGTCAAGATATATCTGAAATATTTTTGCCTTTTTATTTTCTCTCGGTGGAAAAACCACTCACCCACGCCCGCTCCGCCCTCTATAATCCCCCACGGGTACTAAATGCGCCTAACGTGGCCTATATGCTATATTAGGAACGTGCAAAAACTCAAGAGAAAATAAACACAAAAAATAAATCAGAAATAACAGAATTATTTTTATAAAACCTCTTGACAATTCAGTAATAACTGATATAATATAAACATACTCAGTAATAACTGAATAAGAAAGGGCGCACCGCATAGCCAGCCAAAGCAAAAGCGGAACACCCACACACAACACACCCACGCCGGGCGGCTGCTCCTCTATTGTAACACAACCCCGGCACAATTACAAGGAGGATATAAAACAATGAAAAGAACATTTGATTTCGGCTGTATTGATTTTGAAAACAGAGGAAAAGCAAAAAACCGTGTAACGGTTGAAATGGAATATAAACAGGACGGAGACAAGAAAGTGTTTTCTGTTTCCGCGGATGTTTGGAACACTCGACACAGTGACATTGTGTGCGGCGGTCAATGTTTGGACACAATCGCCCCATATATTAATAATCCGGTATTTTCTGAAATTCTCCGATTGTGGAAACTTTACCACTTAAACGACCTACACCCAGAGTGTGAACATCAACACGCAGCCGGATGGGATAAATTAGCAAGTAAAAAAGTTACTTTGCACCATTGGAGAATGACAAGAGAAGCTATGAGCAAACAGGACAAAGCGAAAAAAGCCGCCTTGTCTGCTCTTACAGCCGGGGAAACATTCACACCAACAACAAAACAAACCTTTTTTGCTGGGTTGTCTTATTCTCTTACAACATGGACAGAAACACCGCCGGAAGAATTGGCGAAATATTACGAACCGAAAAAGCCGCTTTATGCTGGAGACGGTGGACACACTGAAACAAAGGCTTTAGGATGGTTGAAAGAAAGCGAACACCCCGACGGGTTATTAGCCAAGGCTTGCCCGGTATGCGGTTATAAATACGGCACAAGCTGGGTATATTTCCCGATTCCGGCAGAAGATGAGAAAATCATATATAACTTATTAGAAACGGGGACACTATAAAATGAGAAAATACACGTTAAGAGAATTAAAAAAACCTTGTCCGCTGCGGTATGGCGCACGATTTGACGAACGCGCCCGCCGCCGAAGTTAAAGAACAATGGAAACATTGCGAAAAAGTCGGTTACAGCTCGGGCATATATGGCATTAACGGCGGGTTAACTCAGAACACGGAAACGGGCGAATATTACGCAATCACCGCCCGCAATTCAAACCTATTTTTTATATTTTGAAAAAGGGGGGCGCGCAAATGATTTTAATTTTGTTTTTAATTTTACCGTTCGCCATTGTAGCGAGCGCAGCGGGGTTAAAGCTGTAAAGCTTGACCCCGCAAAATTGATATGATATACTCGGGATACACGAATACAGAAAAGGAGCAATGAGCAATGAAAAATATAACTGCAACAATAACAACGTCATATGACATCAAAAACCCGGACCAAGCGCCGCAAATAGAAAAGCTCGGTTATAATCCCGAAATGGCTAAAAGCTACGCCTTGCAAGCGCTCAAGTATGAATGTTTTACTGACTTTACAAGCCCGTATGCTTGCGAAGCGGGACACGCTGCGGAATGTTTCAAAGCCGAGGGTGTAGAGTTGGAAAAAGAGGAAAACGAAAACGACATAGCGGAAAAATTAGGCTGGGAGTATGCCGTAATACTTAAATACAAAGGGAAAAAATACGCATTCGCCCCGGATTTTGACGAATGGCGCGAGGGCGTATGGATAACATCAGACGAAATTAAAAAAGCCGGAAAATTCCCCGACTAAATAACAAGACATAAAAAAAAAAGAACCTCCGGGGCACGTTCTCGGGGTTCTTTTTTTGCTGCTTTTTTTGTTAGCGTCCTCTGTAACGCTCTACAATCAATTTTTATTTATCGGCAATGTAGTTTCATTATATAGGGCGTAAAAGCGCGTTAGAGAGCCACAGAGAGAGCGAGAGGACACAACAAACAAAACGTCAACAACCCATAAATAACAAGAGGGTAGAAGAACGGATACAAAAAAAAGGAAAACCGCCACCTAAAAGGTAGCGGTCAAATTTTTGCTTCGGTCAAATTTTTGCTTCGGTCAAATTTTTCAGTTTTCGACTACGCTGTCTATATATTGCTCTTCAAGCTCCTTTGTGTCCTTTGTGTCGCCGAGCGGATTATTGGGAGTGAGTACAACTTCCTGTTTGTCGGCATAGCCGAAATTGTTCTTCATCAGGAAGATACCGGACACGGGGTTAATCTTGCCGTTCTGCATATAATCGACCATTTGAAGATCGAGTAATTGCATTGCTTTTTTAATCGTATCGGCTATGTCGGGATTTTTACCTTTTCGCCCTACCCTGATTTCCCACAGATACTCCTTTGTGATGTCCATAGCAAGAGCCAATCCTGCAACGGAGGGTTTCATATCGTCCTCTGCGCAGATTGTAAAATAATCTGTTATCCTTTGTGTTACATCCTCAACACTTTTGAGATTACACTTCGGAAGATTATACAATCGAAGCGAATGCTGAATGTATTTCCGATTGTCTCCCGGCTCAGTATGAACGCTATGTTTTTCCGACAAGTCAGGACGTTTCCGTTTTGTGACCTGTTTACCAACTTCCGTTAATTCTTTATTATTCATAAAAATACTCCTTTCGTTTCTGTAAACGTATTGTCTTACAGGTTTTATAACTTCTCTATATATACACGCGTACTATAAAAAGTTATAGACATAGTAAGACAATACATATACTTTCATACTTCATCAAAGAGAAAACTATCGTCTTCACCGTCTAAAAGCACTTCCTCGCCGTCATTTATCGGCTCAATAACTATCTGATAATCCATTTTATCAAGCCATTTTATAAAAGTGCTTAATCTCATACTCATTCCGTTATCCCGTAATAAGGTAGTATGAAGAGATTGCTTGCTAACTTCAATCTGTTGTGCAAGAGCGGTTTGTGTAATTCCTCGCTCTTTGCAATACAGACTAATCAAGTCTTTTACAGTCATTTTATACTCCTTTCAGCCCTATGCCCCTACACATAAGTACTTCATTCTCACGAACAAATCCTTTATGCCATTCGGGATGAGTTTCCAAATTTGCATTAAACTTTTTCGCACTCATTATAAAGTAACCGTTACTCCTGCACCATATCTTATAAGCGTCATAAAGAGCCTTTGCTTTTGTGCCGCCGTCCTCAACTTTTGTACATTTTTCTTCAAGAAATTGCAATACAAGGTCGTTATCTTTCTCATACTGTTTAATTACTCTTTTCATACTTTCACACATTTTCAACCCGAAACGCTTATAGCGAAAGTAGCCGATGAGCAACCAAGTAAAAATACCTATCATTGCTTCGGGCGTACGAAACGTTTCTTTCAGGTTTTCGTCTCTTTCTTCCTCTGAAAAATGCC